GGATTTGATTGGAATGAATGACAGTGTTTTGGTGAAGCTTGACCAGCTTTTCGATAAGTTGAAGACCGCAAGCGACGAAGACGATTGGAATACCGTGCGCAGTCTGGTCGCACAGATCGCATCACTTGTCAAAGTGGATGAAAAGCAACTACCCGAAGAGCCGAAGGAGCAGGGCTTCTATGTCACCGCGAATGATGGTCGGCTCCTGCTTAAGGACATCGATGATGACTGGTCGGTGCGCACATATGATAACTCGGCTAAGCGCATCTGGAATGGAGGTAGACAGTATGCAAAGTGGCCGGAAGTCTGCGCCCAGCTCCCGCCTGAAGCATTCCCACTCAAGCGAGTGAACACTGGGAGCGACGATGACTGACCATGATTACTGGCTTGAAGACATGCAAGCAATGAAGAAGCGGAAGAAGCCGAACTACACGCGCCGCCGCATCCTCTTCGCCATCGCCAGCATCGGCCTCATCTCCAGCCTGACCATCATGCTCACATGGCATGGCGGCAGCACCACCGCCGCGCTCATGGTCGAAGGCGTGTACATCGCCACCGCATTGTGGCTGATCGTCAGATTCACGCCACGCGACTAAAGACTTCCCGCTGGCTGACAGTCCCAACAAACAACCAAAAATCGGGTTGTTCCGCAGGACACCCACGTTCACTCATTCGTCGGCCAGTGGGGACCATAACTGAAAACAGATATTATCCACGCGCCTACGAACTCAATACCGCGCAGCAAATCACGTAGGCGCATTGGCCGCACATGGTTGTGGGATTCATGCCGGACTCCTTAAGTTTGACAACTCATGAATCACCTTATCCATCTCGCATTCAGGTTTTGACATTTCCTGTTGCCGTGATGTTGGCCGTGAACCCGTTCAGGTCGGGTTCCAACGGTTTTGCATCATTCATTGGCGTGAATCCTAACAGGTTCGACTCCTGTTGCGGCCACTGTCCCCACCGGTTAGTGCGATTGCCGGACTGGGGATTTGACGTGGATTGGATGACTCGGGGTCTCTGGTTCTTCTTCCCCTACGGGTCGCGGGTTCGACTCCCGCCCACGTCCGAAGCCGTCGAGAGACGGCCCATCATAATTGAAAACCCGGTTGACGGGGGAGCCTAAAAAATCATATTCCAAAGTCGATTTCTCTAGGCGCTTACATACACACTCTCTCCCGTCAACCACTGCTGGTGCAAGGAACGTGGCCGCTGCTATCTCAGCCGTTCGATTCATCGGCGGTCAGATGGTTCGACTCCATCCACCAGCACGCAATCACAGAAAGGAAAACTCTCATGGACACCATCAACGTGAATGGCGAAACCTACACGAAAGTACCGGACGAGATCAGCTTGTTCGGACGAACCTACCTGCTGGCGGACGACACCATCCCGGAACCATTGGACGTGTCGGACTGGCATCCAATCGAACCGGATTACCGTATCACGCTCAGGGAATACATGACCCAACAGCATCCAGAAGACGCCAAGCGTAACCTCACCGGACTGGGCCAAGTCGTGAAGAACGTGGTTCTGAATGCCGGTAAGGGAGACTTGTTGGAAAAGAACAGTAAGGGTGCCATCATTTACACCCGCTCGTTGTTCCCGCTTGTCAAACATGGCTACAGGAAGTGGCGTTACCGGAATAATGCCCACATTATGGAACGGAGTGTGGCGGAAGTATGACGGAAGTGAAATTTCCCAGCATGGTGGACATGCCGGACAAGGAGTATTTCGCGCATCCGGCAATCGACCAGACTGGTTTGAAGAAGTTCATGGAGTCTCCAAGAGCGTACGCATGGCACAAGCTGAACCCTCTCGACAACAGTACGTTGGCGTTCGGCAAGGCCGCGCACAGTCTCATTCTCGGTAGTGGCCCGAAGGTCGAAAGGAAACTCGACGGGCGCACCAAAGCCGGTAAAGCACAAGCCGAACAAGCCAAATCGGACGATCTGGTAATCCTTTCCGGTTCCGACTATGAGAAGCTTCAAAACATGGTGGATTACGCGCCGGACATGAACAGTCTCGTGGAAGGCAAACCGGAAATCGCCTTGTTCGCCATTGACCCGACCACTGGATTGCAGTTGAAAGGCAAGGCCGACTGGCTGCCCGACCATCCCGACATGGACGGCGTCATGTGGCTGTACGACTACAAGACCACCGGCCATGACGTGCAGGACTTCACTGGTTCGGCATACAAGTTCGGCTACCACATTCAAGCCGCCTTCTACATGATGCTGTATCGGCTCGTAACCGGATACCAGGGTGCGATGGGATTCAGATTCGTCGTGCAGGAGAAGCAGGAACCATACGACTGGATGATTTGGGAACTATCCGAAAACGATCCTGAAATCTCACTTGTCGCGGTGAAGCAGATTCGTGAAGCGTTGGACAGGCTCAGCTTCTACCGGAAGAACCATATTCCGTTGGAAGACATGCTCAACCAAGGATTATCGAAGACGCCTATGCCTATCAGATTCACTGACTGGCAGATGAACCATCTGATTGGAGATGATGACCAATGGGAAATGTGATAGCGAAGAACCGTAAAGCCTACGGTTATGATTACGCCGACTTGGGCAGTGTGGTCAACTATGTGACCGAAACGTTGAAGGTCAAGGTGCAGCAGAGCATCCGATACGATAATCTACCCCAATATCCGAACGGGTATGGATTCGTCGTAACCCGCTACTGGAAGGATGACAGCAAGTCTTGGAGCGCGTTTGAAGCTCCCGTCCCGATCATCGTGGGTGATTCCGCAGGTAAACGTGAACAGCCGTTCATGCAACGGTATGGGAGTGCGGAAACCTATGCGAGAAGGTACAGTCTGCTCACCCTGTTCTGTCTTGCTACCAGTGATGATGACGGCCAGTTGGCTGGCTATCAGCGTGGCAATCCGATGAACGAGGACTTGCGCAGGCAGGTTGCCGCCTTGTTGGCTCAGGGGAATGTTCCAGCCGGACGTGAGTCCGAAGCCATCGGCAATCGCATCAAAATGCCTGTGAACTATGCGAGGTTGACCGACTGGCAAGCCCAATTGTTCATCAACAGTTTCAAAAAGAATGAAGAAGTCAAGGAGGCCGCATAATGGCTGGAGAAACCGTAATCACGATCATTGGCAATCTGACCGACGAGCCGGAATTACGCACGACCCGCAATGGTGAGGCCGTCTGCAATGTCAACATCGCGTCAAACACCAGACAATACAACAGCCAGTCGGGCCAGTGGGAGGATGGTGACACGCTTTACATGCGCGGCACGATTTGGCGTGACATGGCCCAGCATTGCGCCCAATCCCTGCACAAGGGCATGAGGGTCATCGCGCAAGGCCGTTTGCAACAGCGTTCCTATCAGGCGAAGGACGGCACGAACCGCACCGTGGTTGAAATGCAAGTGGACGAAATCGGCCCCTCATTGCGGAATGCGACCGCGCAAGTGCAGAAGATTCAACGTGGCGGCTATCAGGGTGCCCCACAAGCCGGTTTCAATAATCCTCCATCCAATGGATTCCAACAGCCGCAACAGGCCGGTCAGCAGCCCGCACAGTCTCAACAGTTGGGTGGAGACCCTTGGGCGTCGAACAATAATCAGCCTTCCGACTTCGGCAGTTTCGGCGGCAACACGGACGAGTTCTAATCCAGACTAAAAGGAACCAACATGGCAAACATCATTCCATACAGGGAGTTTCTGAAAAGAAAGGAGCTGCGCGAGCAGGAGACTGGCATCACCGTTAGCCCGCAACAGCTCCACCCATCCCTGTTCGACTGGCAGAAACGTATCGTCACATGGGCTTGCAAAGTAGGACGTGCAGCCATATGGGCCGATACGGGTCTTGGTAAGACCAGAATGCAACTCGAATGGTTACGGCAAGTCTGCGCCGGACATGGGACGGGGCTTATTCTAGCGCCGTTGGCCGTATGCCAGCAAACCATCCGCGAAGGTGCCGCAATCGGCATGGAAGTGCGTTATGTGCATGACCAGTCGGAAGTGTCGGACGGGTTCAGCATCACGAACTATGAGCGTGTGCCGAAACTCGACGTGTCCAAATTCAATGCGGTCGTGTTGGACGAGGCTTCGATTCTGAAACAGTCGGACGGCAAGACCCGCAAAATGCTGATCGACACGTTCAGGGATACGAAATACCGTCTCGCCTGTACCGCCACACCGGCACCGAACGACCCGGAGGAACTATGCAATCAGGCCGAGTTCCTTGGATACGCCACCCGTGTGAAGATGCTTGCCACGTATTTCGTGCATGACGGGAATATTTGGCGTTTGAAAGGTCACGCGGTTAAGCCGATGATGCGGTGGATGTCGCAATGGGCCATCGCATTGCGCAAGCCGTCCGATATTGGCGGTGATGATGCGGGATATGAGTTGCCCGGATTGAATCAGACCGTTGATGTTGTCGCCTATCACGGCAGCATCCCGGAAGGCCAATTGTTCGCAGCTGACCTTGGTGGCGTCGGCGGGCGTGCGAGAGTCCGTAAGGAAACGCTTGTTGACCGTGTGAGCCGGTGTGTCGATCTGGTCAACAACGAACCTGAAGAACAGTGGATTATCTGGGCTGGATTGAACGACGAGGCGGACATGCTGAACAGGCTTATCCCCGGCAGTGTGAATGTGAAAGGCTCCATGTCGCCGGAAGACAAGGCCAAGGCGTTCCTTGACTTCGCTGATGGGAACATTCCGGTGCTGATCACGAAGGGTTCCATGGCTTCGTTCGGTTTGAACTGGCAGAACTGCGCTCGAATGGCGTTCTGCGGTTTGAACGATTCGTGGGAATCCTACTACCAGTCGATACGCCGCTGCTACCGGTTCGGGCAGAAGCGCGTGGTTGACGTGCATGTGGTGGTTTCCGATTTGGAACGCGAGATAGCGGAGAACATCACCCGCAAGGAACAGCAGGCCACTCATTTGAGTGACGAGCTGGTGAAGACGATGAATGAATCGAACTCTTTCGGAAAGGCCGCATGATGGTCGATGAAATGTATATGACCGATGAAGCCAAAGGCAAGGATTGGACACTATGGCTTGGCGACTCGTGCGAACGCATGACGGAAATGGCTGACAACAGTGTTGATCTGAGTGTGAGCAGCCCGCCGTTCGCAAGCCTGTACGTGTACTCCGATTCAACCCGCGACTTGGGCAACAATAGTTCCCGTGAAGAGTTCATCGAGAATTACGGGTACATCATCCGCGAACTGTTGAGGGTCACGAAACCGGGCCGTATCGCTTGCGTGCATGTGCAGCAGGTTGTGACCACGAAGACCGCTGACGGCGTGGTTGGATTGACCGACTTCCGTGGTGATGTAATCCGCGCTTACGTGGAGAACGGTTGGATTTTCCACGGCGAAGTCACCGTGAACAAGAATCCACAGGCTCAGGCGATTCGCACGAAGGCTCAGGCTCTCATGTTCGTGACGAAGAACAAGGATTCCAGTATGAGCCGTCCCGCGTTGGCTGACTATCTGCTGATGTTCCGCAAGCCCGGTGACAATCAGGTGCCGATCAAGAACGATGTTTCCAACGAGGAATGGATTGATTGGGCGCAGCCGGTCTGGTGGAACATTCGAGAGACCAACACGCTGAATGAGCGTCTTGGCCGTGAGGATACCGATGAACGCCACATCTGCCCGCTGCAATTGGATTTCATCGAACGGTGCATCCGCTTGTGGAGCAATAAGGGCGAGCTTGTGTTCGACCCGTTTGGTGGCATCGGCTCGACCGTGTACGAGGCAATCAAACTTGGCCGCAAGGGCATGAGCATTGAATTGAAGCCTTCCTATTGGGATGCGTCGGTGAATCTGATGCGCGATCTTGAAGAGAAGCTTGGAGAGGCGACACTGTTCTGATGGTTCCGCTTTCTGGGATGACCGAACCCGCATGGTGTGACAAGCATGGGGTCGAATATTACGGCCCCACTTGTCCTGAATGCGAGTCGGAAGCCGAAGACTATTGGGAGGATATTGGAGACGCGAGCATATGGGACTTATGACCACCTATGATTTCGACATTCCAGGCGAACCCGTCGCGAAGGGCCGTCCACGATTCTACGGGTATCGGGCTGTGACCCCTCAACATACGAGGGATGCTGAGGAACTGGTGCGGAACCAATTCCACATGTTCTACCCTCATGCCGAACCATTGGACGGGGACGTGATGATGATTCTCATGTTTTATAAGGGGCGTCATGGGAAACCGGATTTGGACAATCTGGAAAAGCTCGTCAAGGACGCGTTGAACGGTTTGGCCTACGTGGATGACCAGCAGGTGAAACTCACGTTGTGCGCCATGCTGGAACCCGACCGTATGGCATGGGGGCAACGGGCGAAACGGCTTGTCAAACGTCGGCAGGGAATGCCGTTGACATACGGCGGCAATCCTTATGAGCCGCATACGGAAATCCATATAGAACCCTTGCATGACATTCACGGCGGGTTGGAAAGTCTCGTCAGAAACACGAAGGAGATGATAAGCGATGTCGGAAACCAGCCTGAATACCGGTGAGATGCTGTTCCAACTGCGTGTCTGGGATTACTTGGCTTGGGCGTTGGACGATAAGCGTCTCGACCATGTTGAGAACCTGTACTACAAGGGGCGGCCGATCAGTGTTTCGACGTTCGCCAATCCGAACGTGCCGATGGTGAAATGCTTCGATAAGGCTGAACTGTTGGCTGGTGACATTGATTCTGAATATCCGTTCGTCATACAAGCCGATGGCATGTTCGATGCTGACGTGATGGGCGAGCGTGAGTGGATCGCGTCTCAACCCGCGTACACGAGTCTGAGCGTGTGGGACAAGTTCGAGACTCTGCTACCGGCCAAACCGTCTATGGAATGCGTTGACTCGGGCACTCGAATGTTCATCCGATTCACGTTGGGTGAATTGGCGGGCATGTTGAACAGTGGGTTGCCGCTCGGAGGTGGACGATGATTCTTCCAGCAGTCAACGTCAACGGCATCCATTTGAGCAGCCAACAGCATGAGGCGCTTGTCAGCATATGGCGTACCGGTCGAATGCCGGAAGCTCAAACAGGTCAGAAACCGTGGCTGTGGATTCAAGCGCTCAGACGGCGCGGCTTGGTATCCGGCAATGCGCTCAGACTGACCGACAAGGGACGCCATATCGTCCAACTCCTACAGGACAGGAAAGCATTCCGGTCTCAAAGCACTGCCGACAATCCACACTACGGAGCTTACTGGGACGCCTACTACGCCGACCAGTCCACATACCCGTACAAGCCGACGTTGGAAATCATTTGCGAAAGGAACTGTGATGAAACTTGACCCGCCACCGGACTTGGTTGAAATCGCTGAAGCCTTGGACGCGATGGCGAAACCACACTGGGGGAGCGGCATCGTCTTCAGCTGTGACGGCCTGCCGGTCACCACACCAAGACAAGAAGCAATCTGGATGGAATACAACGGCATCACAAGAGGGGAGGATTGATGGCAAGGCGTGGTTACGTGCAGCTCGTGAACGGCTTCTACGACAACGACAAGGTGCGTGATCTCGTGCGCATTGGCCGTGCTGACTCGGTGGGCGTGTTCTGTATGGCTCTCTCGCTGTGCGGGGACAGGCTCACGGATGGCTTCGTGCCGCGCCGCGCCATGCTCTCCAACATCGGTGCCACTCAGGAGCAGGTGCAGGCGCTGGTGGACGAGGGAATGCTCGAGGAGGTCGATGAAGGCTGGCTGATCCACGATTACACCGCGCACAATCGCACCAAGGAGCAGGTATTGCACGCCCGCGCCGACGCGAAGGAACGCAAGAGCAAGTCACGTGGTCACGGCAGTGTCACGGCAGTGTCACAGCGTGACATGCGTGTGACATCGGGACAAACACCAGAACACCAGAACACCAGAACCCAAAAGAAAGAGAAAGAAGAATATTCTTCTTCTTTCTCCAAAGAAATGACACTTGCCATGTTCCAAGACTCACGAGAACTGGCGGCAGCCAACAGCATGATGCGCGCCACGTATCCGAACTTGGATTTGAAAAACAGCTGGGACGCCTTCGCCACACGCCAATACGACGCCACACGCATGGTGGGCGATTGGATACGCCTATGGCGTGGCTGGTGCGAGAACAGGGCACACATGGGTGGTATCCCACCATCCAAGCCACACGTCCACACTTGGGCTTGCGAACACACGTTGAAAGCCTTGCATCTCCAATCGCAGGATGACGTGACCGACATGGCGTCAGCCGTCAAAAAAGCCAATGAGCTAAACCAGAAGGAAGAACCCCAGTGAGCAGTGACAATCCATCCAAGGAGACGTGCCGCATGGTTGATGATCGTGATGGGAGACGTTGCGTGCGTTGCGGCCGAAGCTTGTATGCGGTTGGTGGTTCCCGGCATCATCGGAAACTCCGTAGCCAATGCACGAGGGTTGAGAAGCATCAAGTGCAGAATCTGATTCTGCTTTGCGGTTCGGGTACGACGGGCTGTCATGGTTTCGTTCACATGCATCCGACTATCGCTTATGAGAACGGCTGGTGTGTGAAATCGTTTCAAGACCAGTTGGAAGTGCCGGTGCGGACTTGGCATGGACTCGTGTATCTCACCACAGACGGCAAATATTCATCGACAAAGGAACAATCAAAATGACTGACAATATCAATCCATCGCATTACAAGGATGGCCCGTTCGAGTGCATCGAACTCAGCCGACTGCTCTCAAGCGACTGGGGCCAAGCCGTGCAGTATTGCTTCCGCTGGCAGCACAAGAACGGTGTCGAAGACCTCAAGAAGGCGTTCTGGTTCATCAATGACGCAATCACGCATAATGTGCCGTTCTTCGCCGCGTGCTGCAAACGGAACGCCGACATTCTCGAAGCTCAGGCAATCAGGCTTCTTGGCATCCTACAGGCCGAGAACTGGGCTGATCTCGAACAGTTCTGGCGGAACCTCAAGTGGGGAGACCGCGTGGACGTGCTCGAAGCCCTCACCGAAAAGATCAATGAAATCGAAAAGGATGGTGAGTGATGAACCGGGACCGGGTAATCATCGTCGCGATCATCTGCATGACGATTATCTTCATCGCGTCCACCGTATCGCCAGCCGGTTCCAGCGGGAAAACCGGCACGGGCTTCCAGATGGAAACCGTCAAGACCGGTGACGTGACATGGGCGTGCTTGAAGCATAACGGCGAATACATCGGCTGCAACACGGTGGAGACGGTCAAATGAATGTTTTCACAGGCAAGACCGGCTATATCATCTGGCCGCAAGGTGATACGGGAGTTCACACATGCCGCGTGTACGACTCACTGGATGAAGCTGTGGGCGCGGCACATTCCAAAGCCGACTTCCACCACAGGCCGTATGAGGTGCTTACCGCTTATGAGAGTCCGGCAAGAACTATCAAGACAATCAACCCAAGGAGACACCAATGAGCGACAGAGTGAAAGTCGGCACGAGCAAGGTCACGTTCCGTGTGCGCGCGTTCGACTATCCGCAGATCGAGCTTGCATCCGTCGAAGTGGATGTGCCGATGTACACGAAGACGGACAACAAGCTCGACAACATGCAGCAGGGACATGTCACGGCGGACGTGCCGGACGGTTTCAACGAGAAGGTCAAAGACGCATTGCAGGTGTTCGCGGACACTCTACAGGCATCGTTCAACGAAGAAGGAGAGTGAAATGTTGATAAGCATTGATTTCAAAACAATTCCTTATCTATTCACTGACAAGGCTGGCACTTGCCTGACCGTGGAGTTCGACGAAAGGGAACTGGATGACATCTACAAGCAGGTGAAAACCATGTACGATCAGGCGCACCCGTCGCACCCGTCTGATGATATGCCCACCGAACCGGGCTGGTATGCGACTCGGGATGGTGAAGACCTGTTGAGCTATGACGGTGACGCTTGGCACATTCACAATATCGACTGTGATGCGCAATTGTTCGTTGACGGGGATTTGGAAACGATGGACTGGAGCGTGGTCAAACGCACGTTCGATGATGACGCTTTCCCGCTGATACCAGTGAATCTTAACGATGCATCTCGTGCGGAGCGTCGGTTGACCAATCTCACCAACTTTTTGCACACGCTCATTCATGAATGTGAGACAGTGCGGGACAACCCATCTTCCGACAAGCATACGAAAGACATCGAGAATGCCGTCTGCGGAACTGGAATCAACTTCGGCAAAGACCTGCTTGCACGATTGGAAAACGGGGTGTTCGACCATGAAAGTGCATGACCACATCACCGACTGGCAGCACCTGCCATCGTCATTCCTCGCTGACAAGCGTGCGATAGCCGTCACCGTTGAGGGAACCACTATCGACGGTTTCCTCCAATCGATGACCACGAAGTTCAGTAACGGCAGCGGCAGCATGGTGCAACTGTTTTTCGGGGGAGTGTTCCAGCCGGTCATCATCAGTCTCAACGGTGGTGAGAACCAACTATGCAGAGCATACGATTCGATACTCATACTCAACGAGGTGAAGCAGTGAACAACGAATACGCGGTCAGCATCCGTCACCGCTACATAATGCCTGACCACACCTTTGATGGATATGAATTGGTCTTATGGCATTGGGACGTGATCGAGAACACTTGGCTGTTTCGTGCGACACGCGAATACCCAGTATCCAAGACCGTCTCACGGAAACAAGCGTTGGAACAGGCGCTTTACGACGCTGAGGAATTGGCTCGAATCTTCCAATGCAAAAACTATGGAACCAACGAAGAAGGAATGTGGGGAGGCCGTGAGTGATGTTCGGGCGTAAGAAGAAGCCCCAGCCCAAGAGTTATCTTCGATGCCCTTACTGCGGTGACGCGCCAATAATAGTTAGCGGCAAATGCACATATCACAATCCACGTCATACCGTCTACCGGTACGAGTGCGTATTGAAGTGTCTTCAAGGCGAGGTCTGTCAGACTGCCGAAGATGCGTTCAACTCGTGGATACGCGCTGTCGCACGCTATTACGACGCCGAGAGTGCGATAAGACAATTCTGCGAGCAGAAGAAGGATGAATGATGTGCGTGAGACTCGGCTTCATTAAACCCGGTTATGCAGAGGTCTACTGCGCCCATTGCGGTTATTGCATCGGATATGTCCACCGCGAAGAGGTGATCGTGTCCACGAACCTCGATACCGGGCGGCAAACCACTGTGAACAGGTGGTTTCCGGAAACGAATGATGGCGACGCATGGAGCAGGGCGCATGGCGGCGGCTTCGCGGATAGGACCGATGAAGAATCCAATCGACTGTTCACGTCCGGCTGGGCCACTCGCGGTGAGGCTGTGAGAATGCTCAAATGCTTGGACTGCGAGGAGAAGACAACATGAGTCTGGATGATGTTTGCTGGAATATTTCAAGCGTGTTCATCGTCATCACCTTGGGAGTGATAGCGATACTCTGCGTACTCACGCTATTAGGCGTGTTCGTATGCATCTTCGACCATGACGATAAGAACGATAAGAGCAGTAAGGAATAACAATGGCGACGAACGTGACTGAGAAAGACAAGACACTGCATGAGGTCATCGACTTTCTGCAAAAAGAGTGGGATGCAGCTAATAACGCTTCTGATAATCCAGACGAAGAAGTGTACGACTTTTACGACGGAATGACGACGGCTTACGAGCATGTAATCAATTACTGCCGTCACATGCTCGGCTATTCCGGCACCATGCCTTCCGAGGTACCCAATCAAAGCGAGGACGCGAAGGAATAGTTATGTGGTTCAAACGCAAATACAACGAATTCGGGTGTCCAATGTGCGGCAGACTACCCAAAATCGTTAAGAGCCATACACAGGATGGGGATTACATCAAGTCGATATACCGGCTTCAA